TGATTCCTGTTTCATCTTCTTCAGATTCTAATGTTTTTCGAACATTAACAACTGATATATATAATTTATCTATATCAATTTCTAAATATTTCATTTTTAGTTCTATGTGATATACAGTACATAATTTTTATATACTGTTACAAAGTAAAATATGTATAAAAATAAAAAAATGATATATCATATATAAAAAATATATTAATTATTATCAGTTATATTACGAATGTCATCTCATATACCTAACTTAGGTGCAATTAATAAATTAACAAATAAATATTGTTGTGCTAAATTAGCAAATAAAAAAGAAGAATATATATGTCCTGAATGTAATAAGGATTTAATTATAAGACAAGGTACAAAAAGAATATATCACTTTGCTCATTATAAAGATGATAATCCTTGTAATTATTATAATAATCCGAATGAAACACAAATTCATAAAGATGCTAAGTTAGCATTAAAGCAAATTTTAGAAACTGGTATTAAATTAAAAATAATTCGCAAATGCTGTTCTTGTGATTGTGATATATATAATTGGTATGTTTCAAAGTTGAAGAATTGTAATATTGAAATAGAATATAGATTTGATTTCAATAATTCTCTAAAAATAGCCGACTTAGCTGTTATTTATAAAAATAATATATTTACTATATTTGAAATATATAACTCACATAAAACTATAAATGATGCTCGTCCTGAACCTTGGTTTGAATTTGATGCTAAACAAATAATAAATAGTATAAATAAAGAACAAATTAAATTAGAATGTATCCGTAAAGAAGAATGTGATGATTGCTTACAAAAGAAATATATTAAAGAATTGCAAACTTGGTTACAAATGTATGGGACAGAATGGAATGGAGACCAAAATGTCTTGGAGATCCTTATAAGAAAAATATTAGGACAAACAGACTTTAAAAAATGTAATGTATGTAATAATACAAGATGGATTGAAGATAATAAATATGGATATGAATGTAAAGATTGTAAAAAAACAGAACATTTGCGATTTAGATTTGATGATTGTAGAAATACTAATTTTCAAGGTGATAAATATATTATAGATATATTCAATTCTATATTACCAAAATATATTGTAATACATTCTTATAAAGGTAGTATATATTGTTACATTGTAAATAAAGACATTCAAAATCAATATGATTATTATAATATGAATGAATTCTGTTCAAAGAAACCTCATTACTATTATACCGGTTGTATATATCCTTACACTTGTAAGATTTGTTTTACTGGTGATGGAACTGTTGATATTATTATAGCCAGCTTACATACAATTTATCATTATTTACCATCATATAATAAAATGACACAAATTGAATTAGAATATCATTCTAAAAATCCTAAAATATTGGGTTACAAGTATGTATCAAATGAAACAGATGATAATGATGTAACAGACTCATCCACATATCGTTATATGAGAAAGAAAAAACAAAAAGAAAATGAAGTAAAGAGTTATAATATAGAATCTATTCTAAATGATAGTGATATAGAATTTACAGAAAATAATAATGTTATTACAATCATACATCCACAGACAAAAGAAAAAATTAGGAGAAGTATGGTAACAAATAAAACATATTTTCAAAAAGAATGGACTACAAGTATAACATTACAAGATATAATAAAATGGTATAAATCTACATCAGCATCATTATCTAAAAAGAAACTTTATTTACAAGTATCATTTACAGAAAAAGATAATATAAAATCATTAGGATCAAGATGGGATATTGATAAGAAGAAATGGTATGTATCTGATACTACATTTAATAGAGAAAAGTTTTCAAAATGGATAAAATAAATGTAATTATAATAATGTTATGCTTTTTCAGATAATATTTTCAGCTTTCTATTCTCATATGCTTTTCTCCGATATTCTCTTAGTTTTTCTGGGTTCTCTTCGTTTAATTTTTGCAAATATTTAACACCACCTTCTTTTAGTTACTCTTTGTTTTTTCATAATAACGCTTATGATTATCACCAAAAGTATATTTTTTCAAATGTTCTTTTAAATCACTTACCTCTTTTGTTCAATCTTTCATTTTCTGCTATCAGTTCTGGTATATTTACACTCATAGTTTCCATAATTTTATATAATAATATATAGGAAAGTTTTAAATCATTTATTAAAGTAATTGCCTATATAAATAGGCATTTTTATATAAGGTATTTTTATTTAATTAAAAATATAATTGCCTATATATTAATTTGCCTAATGTTGCAAGGCATTTTTATATAAGGTATTTTTATTTAATTAAAAATATAATTGCCTATATATTAATTTGCCTAATGTTGCAAGGCATTTTTATTCAAGGCATTTTTGTTTAATTATAAATATAATTGCTTATATAAAGATTTGCCTAATATTATATATAAATGACATACTTACAAGATAAAATAGATACATTTTACAAAAAAAGAAATGAAATATATAAAAAACCACTTGAAAAAATTATAAATTTTATGCTAAGTAAGTGTAAATACAGAAATGGAGAAAGTTTAGAAAGACATAATTGGGGAGAAAATCCAATAAAATTAAAATATGTCCCACAAGACATTAATTCACCTTCATTTGAAGAAGATTTATTAAATGCACTTGATTTGAAAGATAATGAAAAATCAATTGTAGAATTATTATGGGGAGATATACAACTTGGAAAAAGACTTCAAGCGTGTATAATTATGTGGATTTCTGTTCATATACTAAAAAGACCAGTTTTATATATTTTTAGAAATTTGATAATAGACCAAAAACAATTACAAGATGATATTACTGGAACAGAAAATAACAATTTTAATATTAAATATATAAAAAATTTATTTGAAGAATTTAATGATGAACTCCAAGAATATTTTAAAGAAACAAATAATGAATATTGGAAAGATTATAAACTTCCAGAACTAAAAGATATAAATAGTAATGATATTATCAGTAAATTATGTAATAAAGAAGCAATAAATTCAAATGACATATTTTGTTGTTTGATGAACCATACCCAGTTAGAAAAAATAAATAAAAAATTTAGTGAATATATTTATTACAATCACGAACTTGTGAATATAACCGTATTAGTTGATGAAAGTGATTTAATGAGTCCTACATCTTCAAATCATAGAAATAATAATAATGATGAAAAAGATTCTACAAAGTGTGAAATATTGATTGCGAAGATATATAAGAAAGTAAAATATGCATTACATATTACAGGCACAGCACATTCATTATTATATAATATAACAACAAGATTAAGTGATCATACTGATATACTAATTAAAATATCAAAGGTTCATAAAATGAAAAGGACAAATGATTATTTTGGATTATTTAATAATTCTATAAATTTTAACACAACACTTGTTGAATCCTGGTGGGATTACCAAGATCCAGAAAATCATAAAAAAAAAAATTGTTATGATATTGTTAAAGATTATAATATTAATATCAAAAAAATAATAGAAGAATTACTTAAAAGACCTACAATTAAATATAATTCGTTATTAATAAGTGAAGAAAAAATAAGAGCTAATCAATTTTTGTTAGTGGATAAAATAGTTAAAGATTTCCCCAATTTATTTGTTGTAATATATCATGGAAATTGTTTAAGATTATATTTATCACAAAATTATGAAAAAGAAATAAAACGTTTGTCTATGAAAGAGTTGAGATTATGGCAATCAGGTGGAATATACGGATCATCTATAGATACTGAAAAATCTGAAAAATTACCTAATAATTATTGCTATTTTGATATAAATGTAAAAATATTTAATATAAAAAATGTTTATAAATTATTAAGAACATTATTTCAAGAAAGTGATACACCAATTTTATGTAAAACAATTATAACAATCACTGGTAAATATGGAGAAAGAGGATATTCTTTTACAAGCGATGATTATGATAATTATTCATTACATTTAACAGACCAATATTTTGTGTCCCACGCATCATTTAACTGTACTGACATTTCACAGAGATTAAGATTACAAGGAAAATATAATGACTTAGAACTTATAAATGGGAGTATGAAACTTACTTTATGGACGAATCCTAAATTGCAAGATATAATACAGAATTTTTATGTTAAATTTATAAAAAAAATAGAAAAAAAAATTATGAAATGTGAGAATTGGGAGGATAT